GATGTCTGCGCAAAGGTGGTTGATGACGCCGAGTGGAACAAGGTCCTTGAAGGTTGCTATACCGGCTTCAGCGTCGGCGGCAGCTATGGGAAGAAGTGGACCGAGACCGCCAATGACAACAAGAAGCTCAAGAAGTTCACCGCGGGCCCGAACGAGGTGAGCCTGGTCGACAACCCCTGCGTTCCTTCGGCAACTTTCCAGCTCGTCAAGGCCGATGGTGCCGAAGAGCTGATCGAGTTCAAGGTGGAGCACGACGCCGACCAGTGGCCCGAGCTTGCCAAGGCTGAAGACGGAATGAAGGAGGGAGAGCCCGAAGCCGGCGTCACCGACGATGACGAAGAAACGGCCAAGAAAAAGAAGGCCAAGGCTGAGAAGGCTGCACCCTCCCCGACTGTGGAACCGACCGCTGCTCAGGTTGCTGAGAAGGCGGGTGAATTGGCGAAAGCCGCGGATGACGGTACCACCTGGGCGGACCATATCGAAGCCGCTCGCGAAGAGCTGGCCAAGGTCGGTGCGACACAAGCCGCACTGGAGCAACAGCGCCAGGAGGGCAAGGCCGGTGAAGGAGCAGCCGAAGAAGAAACCGAAGAAGGCAAGGCAGACGAAGGAGATGAAGCCTCCGGTGCCGTCGAGAAAACCACTCCGCCCGGGGTGAAGCAAATGTGGACGGCAAGCGACGGCAAGACCTTCGAGAAGAAGGCCGATGCGATGGCTCATGAGGAGGCCTTTCAGAAAGCCCCTGAGCCGAAGACCGATGCTGACAAGCTGCGCGAACGGCTGAGCAAGGCCTTGCAGCCTGAGGACGAGGCGGAAGTTGTGTCGATCCTCAGCCTCGACCGGGTCGATGATCTCCACAAGGCTGTTCTCGAACTTGAGCTGCCTCGGGGTGAGGACGGTGCACCTCTGCTCGAGAAGGGCATGTATACCGTCAGCCGCTTTGCCAACATGCTCGGGGACGTTGCAGGCCTCGCGCGTACCATCAAGGCTGAAGGAAAGCTCGAAGGCAACGACAAGGTGGACAGCGAGGTTGCGGCTGAGCTGACGAAGCACCTCGGTGCTTTCGGTGACTCTTTCATGGACTACTCAAAGCAGCAGATTGCTGAGCTGGTCGCCGGCCTTGATGCCGACCTGTCACCGCGCTATGCCTACGACTATTACTATCGGGCCGCCGGCGAAGGAAACGACCTGGCCAAGAACGTGGTCGAGCTGATCGAGGCTGTGGAAGACGAACTCGAACAGGCGGTCGAACAGCTTGAGAAGCTGGCCAAGACTTTCGGCTACGTTGAGGCGACGCCAGGGTCCACGGATGATGACGTGCTCTCGCCGCCGATGCAGAAGCGTTTCGATGCCCTTGGGGCAGAGAATGCCGAGCTGAAGAAGGTCGCCGGTGAAGCGGTCGAAAAGGTGGAGGAACTGGCCAAGCGGATGCAGGCTATCGAGGACACCCCGCTTCCTCGCGCTCCGCGTAACTTCATGGAAAAGGGTGGTGACGGCATGTTCTTCGGCAAGCAGGCATCGACTGAAGCCGAGAAGATCGCTGTCGTCCAGGAGATGCTTGCAACTCATGGGCCCGACGCCATGGCAACCATGATGATTAAGGCCTCCCACGCCCAGGGAGGTCAGCAGCTGCGTCTCAAGCAGCAATAAAGAGGCAACGAGGCGACCGGGGACGGGAGCCAACCACTGCCCTTTACCGGGGACGGTAAAGGTTTTCGTCAACCAACTGCACAAATGAAAGAGGTAGTTATGAATATAGTGCAAGAACAGGGCCTCGCTGCAGGTGCTTCGCTCGACGCTCTCATGAAGGCGCTCGGCGATGCCCCGCAGATCATGAACCCCACCCTGCCCGAAGCGCTCGCCAAGAGCACCTTCTCGCAATCTGGTTCGGCCACCACCGGCCTGACCTTCTACGACCTGGAAATCGGCGCCAAGTTCCTGTATCCGGTCCTGACCCCGCTGCGCAACGAAATTCCGCGCGTCTCGGGCAAGGGCGGTATCCAGGCCAACTGGAAAGCGGTCACGGGTATCAACACGTCCGGTATTCGGATTGGTGTCAGCGGCGGTAACCGCGGCGCCGTGATGGCGGTCACCGTTGCTGACTATGCGGCTGCCTACAAGGGTATCGGCATCGAAGACAACGTGGACTTCGAGGCACAGTATGCCGGCCAGGGCTTCGAGGACATTCGTGCTCTCGCTGCCAAGGTAGGTCTCGAAGCCCTGATGCTGGGCGAAGAGATGCTGATCCTCGGTGGGAACGGGACGGTCGCCCTCGGCACCACTCCCACCCCGTCGCTGCTCGGCTCGACGACCGGCGGTACCATGACCGCAACCACCAAGCACGTTGCTTGCGTCGCTCTCACTCTCGAGGGCTACGTCAACGCATCGGTTACCGCAGGCATCCCGACCGAGGTCACGCGCACCAACGCCGACGCCTCTGTGGATACCTTCGGCGGTGGCTCTGCACAGAAGTCGGCGACGGCTTCGGTTGCAACCACGGGCACCACTGGCTCGATCACCGCGACGGTTGCTGCCGTTCGGGGTGCTGTTGCCTACGCCTGGTTCTGGGGTGCTTCGGGTGCTGCGGCAACGCTCGGCGCGATCACCACGGTCAACCGTGCGGTGCTGACCACCGACGCCGGCTCGGGAACGCAGAACTACGCAAGTCTGCCCTCGGCCGACAATTCGACGAACAATCTCGTCTTCGACGGCCTGCTCACGCAGGCGATGAAGGCAGGGTCGAACGCCTACTATAATTCGCTGAACGGCGCAAGCCTCTCGACGGACAATGCGGGCGGTATCGTCGAGATCGACGTTGCCCTCAAGAGCTTCTGGGACAACTATCGTCTGACCCCTGACACCATCTGGGTGAGCTCGGATCAGGCGCTGGCCATCTCGCAGAAGATTTTGGCGACCAATTCGTCCGGTGCTTACCGGATCGTCGTCAACATGGAGCAGGGGATGATTGCAGGCGGCGTCATGGTCGCCACCTACCTGAACCGCTTCTCCATGAACGGCGCCAACGTGCTGAAGGTGCGTATCCACCCGAACATGCCGCAGGGCATGATCCTGTTCACCTCGCGGACTCTTCCGTATCCGGTGAGCGGCGTCGGGAACGTCATGTGCGTCCGCACCCGTCAGGAGTACTACCAGATCGAATGGCCGCTGCGCACTCGTAAGTACGAGTATGGCGTCTATGCCGACGAGGTGCTCCAGCACTACTTCCCGCCGAGCATGGGCGTCATCGCCAACATCGGCTAAGCGGGTCGCAAGGGGTGAGGGGGTTCTGCGCGGAGCCTCCTCACTTCGCCTTTATACGCGCAGCCTTGAAGGGACAATCCAATGAGTAACCAGAAGACCTTGATGAAGGCGCCGGAAAATACCAGCGCCGAAGCGTCCATCGAAGGACACCAGTATACCATCCCCAAGTCGGGTGTGATCGAAGTCGTCAATCCCGACCACCTCCCGACCCTGAAGCGTTTGGGCTTCATCGAGTACTATGAAGACCCGGCCGATGTCGAGACCTTGATCGAGGGGATGGACGACAAGGACGAACTCGTCCAGTTCATCGAAGAGCGAGGCGGTGATGCCGACAACTCGATGAGCCTCAAGAAGCTGCGGCGCCTGGCCAAGGAAGCCGCCTCCGACAGCGAGGACTGAGCGAATGACTGAGAGGCTGACCACTCTTGCCGCCGTAAAGGATTGGCTCGGTATCGATACGAGTGACAGCGATGAGCTGCTCACGCGGATCATCGATGCAGCCTCTCAGTTCGCCCTCAACTACATGAACCGTGGCGGGTTCGCTTCACAGACCTTCACCGAGAACTTCCGAGGCAACGGGAAGTCTTCGATGCTCCTCCGGAACTGGCCCGTTATCTCCGTCTCCTCTGTGGGCATCGGGGGTTCCTTGGTTCAGGCCTCCACACTCGGCCAAGGCGGCCTTCCCAGCGAGGGCTATACAGTCAGTGATGCTCGCGATGCTCCGCAGTCGCTTGAGCTTTACGGCTATCATTTCTATTATCGGGTTCCTTGCCAAATCATCTATCAGGCGGGGTATCGAACCTCACAGGCTTACGTGCTTGAGCTGTCCGACGAGCCTGAGACTGTTACCGTGACCCCATCTAATGGCGGGCAGTGGGTAGCAGACGTCGGTGTTACCATCAATAGTTTGACTGCTGTTAAGGTTACTGCTGATCCTTCAACGGGTCAATACTCGGTCGATGAGAGTGGGGTCTACACCTTCTCGAATAACGACGCAACCAAGACCGCCGTCATCACCTACGCCTATTGCCCGCCTGACGTTAGCTTCGGCGTTACGGAAATCATCGGTGAGTGGTATAAGCGCCGTGATCGGATCGGGGTGTTGTCGAAGTCGCTATCCGGCGGCGTCGGGGAGTCCGTGTCTTTCGTTAACTCGGATATGAATGACGCAGTCCGCGGATACCTGCAACCCTATCGGAATGTGATCCCCGTCTGATGGCTGATCTTCTTCAACTGACGGTCCTGGGAGATCGACACCTCCTTCGGAACCTTGAGCAAATGCCCGACACTGTTCGGGCTATTCTGCTGGAAAAGACCCGTGCGTTGACGGAAGAGATGGCCGACAAGGTTCGGGCAAATATCGAGTCACGGCTTAACAAGACCCAAGACAAACCGAAAGAGTATAGTGGTAGCCCTACCCACATGAAAGACGCCGTCAAGGTCCAGATCGTGGATGACGGCATTCGAGTAGACGGGAAGGTCTACATTGAAGGCATACCCTATGCTCGTGCTCAGGAAGAGGGTGCGGCCACTCCGCCTCACATGATCTATCCGAAGAAGGCTAAGATACTTGCCTTCATGGCGGCAACGGGCGACAAGGTTTTTGCCACCCGTGTCTTTCACCCTGGCGGCATGATCCCGCCAACGTGGTTCATGAGGGATGCTTACCGCGAGCTGTCCCCCCGTATTGGTCGAGACGTGAAGAACGCGGTGGTGAAAGGCATCCGTGCTAAAATGAGGGCTGGACGATGATCGATGAGGAACTGATCTTCTACACACTCGCGCAGAGAATGACCGACGTTCGCTGGCAGCGTCAGGGTGATACGCCAGGTGCTCGCAGGTTCAAGATTGTGTCCCGCCGGGTGCAACTGTTCAGTGACGTGCCGAGCGCGTCCCAGCCGGCGTGTTTTCAGTCCGAGCATACGTCGACCGAGGGGCAGACGACCAACCTGCCCTACAAAACGACGCTCGAAGCAAACTGGATCATCTACCATGCCACAGGCAAGGACAAGAAGGCGATCCCCGCCATCGAGAACAATCTTATCATCAAGGGGGTTCGGCTTGCCCTTGAGCCTCGGCCTGATGATCCCGGTTTCCTGGACAAACGCAACACCCTCGGCGGCCTCGTCCATCACTGCTTCATCAGCGGGCGGATTTTCCGAGACCCAGGAGACATCGACGACCAGGCGATGATTGTTGTTCCCATTAAACTCCTGGTACCATAATGGAGGTCATGATGAGCGAAGATAAGAAGAATTCCACTGGCCCAGGCGCAAAGGCTACCAAGCCCGAACCGACTGTGGAAGCAGCAAAGGCCTCCCCGGCCGTGGCCGAACCGGAGCCCGAGCTCCCGACTTCGGAGACGTTCGAGGAAACGCCGACCCTGCGGGCCATTCACAAGTGGGTCTCGAAGCGGGTTCATGGTTCGCCCATCTCCCGTAACACCGAGGCCTTCAACTACCTGATGAAGCGGCTGCCCGAGCTTGCTTCGATGATCGATGAGGAGAATAAGGCATGACACAGTATGTCTTCGGTACCGGGCAGCTCTTCGCTACCCCGGTTGGCGGCGGCGCCCCGCTCAAGTTTGGCGCATTGCAGGACGTGTCCATCGAACTGTCGGCGGACATCAAGGAGCTTTACGGTCAGTACCAGTTCGCGCTGGACACTGCCCGCGGCAAGACCAAGGTCGAGTGGAAGGCTGCAACGGGTAACATCGATGCGACCGCCTTCAACGAGGTCTATTTCGGCCAAACAGTTGAAGCCGGCGATGAGCTTCTCCAGGTCTTCAACGAGACGGGAACCGTTCCCGCGATGGCTCCCTATAACCGGACCGTTGCGAATGCGGCCAACTTCTTCATGGACCAGGGCGTCTACTTCGCAACCACCGGCCTGCCTCTCAAGCAGGTTGCTGCCACGCCGGCTGCGGGCGAATACACGGTCAGCGCTGCGGGTGTCTACACCTTCAACGTAGCGCAGGCTTCGGCTGCTTTGCTCTTCAACTATATGTATGAAGGCGCAAACGGCGGAACGCTGACCGTGACCAATCAGCTGATGGGCTCGACGCCCAAGTTCCAGCTGGTTGCCTCGCAGCTGTATGACGGCAAAAGCTTCACGATCATCCTGTACTCGGCTGTGGCGGACAAGCTGTCCCTGCCGCTGAAGATGGACGATTACTTGATCGCGGAGCTGTCGGGTTCGGCTCACGCCGACGCGGCCAACCGTGTTCTGAAGCTGTCGACCACCTCGATCACCGGCGGCGGCGCCTGATCGACTGTGGGCGGGTGATACTTCGGTTGACCCCGCCCACCTACTTCAACCGCCAAAGGAGGGACAACCAATGGCTAAGGCAATTATCGGGGGCACCAAGTATGAGGTGCCCGAACTGAACTTCGTTGCGCTTGAACGCGCCTGGCCCTTTATCGAAGAGGCGATGACCGCTCTCGACCCGATGAAGGGCGTATCTGCGGCAATCCATATTATCGCCGCGGGCCTTGTGGAGGCCGACAACTTTGAGCTTGATACATACGGGATCAAGCCTGAGGACATCAAGCCCACAGAGGATCGGGATGACCAAGTCTTTGCGCTGGTCGCCAAGTTCCTGAAGCGGAAAACCAAGGCCACTGAGATCTCCGGTATCCGCGAGTCGGTTGTCGAGATCACCCGGGAGGCCGGGCTGGAACCCGAAGAGGGGGAAGCCGAAGAGGGGGAGGAGGAAGCTCCGAACCCTTCAATGGAGACTTCAGCCCAATCATTGCCGAGCTCGTTGCAGCCGGATGCGAAGGAGGAAGCTGGAACGGCGTAAGGAAGAAGTGGTCCCTTGTCAAGTATGACCGAATGGTCGATCACTGGGAGAAGTTTGGACCACCCGTCTACATCGCTGTTGCGGGATACCTTGGCTTGATTGGTAAGAAGGATGGGAAGAAAGGGTCGAGCAATGAGGCTCGGCCTGCGAATAAACCAATCGGGACAAAGGGTGATGTCGGTAACTTAAACGACCTTGCCCAACTACTCTCTGGTTCTGGCGGAGTGTTAAATGGCTGACGAAACCGAAAACCTGAATATCAACATCGGCTCGGACCCGTCAGGCGTTGAGCAAGGATCGAAGCGGGCAACTACTTCGATCCGCAACGTCAACAAGGAGGCGAAGGAACTCGACACCGCGTTCCGTCGTCTCAAGAGTAGCATCGATCCCGCCTTTGCTGCAACCGAGCGATACAACAAGACGCTGGCTGACAACCAGCGGCTTTTGGCGGCGGGCCGTATCTCCCAGGACGACTATGCTGCAGGCGCTCATGCAGCGAAGGCAGCCCTGGATGCTCAGATCGAGTCGATCAATCGCAGCAGTCAATCGGCCAAGGCCGCAGCGGCTCAGGCTCGTCAACAGGCGGCGCAGCAAAGAGCAGAAGCTCGAGCATCAGCCGAGGCAGAACGCCAAGCGTCCCGAGTAGCTACGGCGGAAAAGGCTCGAGCTGCCCGTGAAGCTGCCGCAGCTGTGGAAGCCGCACAGCGTCGGGAACAGGCAGCCATGAGGTTGTCTGCACAAACTGCTCGACAAGCCGCACTTGAAGCCAGGAAGCTTGCCCAGACTGCCGCAAGCCCAAGTACTCGAGGAGTGGCTCCCGGCTCCATTGCAACGGATGGGTCGGTAGCCCAACTCGCATACGCCCGGCAACGTGCAGAGGAAGCCGCCGCCCGTGCTGCTCAGCGAGCCTGGGACCTAGCAGCCCGTGCTGCCGAGGCGTCATCGCAACGTGCTGCGGCATCGCTACAGGCTCAGGCTCAGCGAGCACGTCAGGCTGCTGAGGACTACTCGAACCGTGCTATTCAGTTGGCACGAACTCAGGCTTCTGTCGAAGGCGCTGCTGCTCAGCAAGCCGCAAATGAAGTAAGAGCTGCTAAGCAAGCAGAAAGAGAAGCTATCAGGGCAGCAGCTGCTGAGGCTCGAGCAGCGGCAGGCCAGAAACGGGCAGCGGAACGTCTAACTATCGCTGCTGCTCGTGAAGCCGCCGAGGCTACTCGCCGACGGGCTGCTGCAGAACGCGAGGCCAACGCCGCTGCTCAGCAACTACGCGCAAGTATTGATCCAGTCTTCGCCTCGCAGCAACGCTATAACCAAGTGATGCGGCAGGCTACCCAGCTCTTGCTGCAAAACAAGTTGGCCACAGGTGAGTGGGCGAAGATACAGCAGCAGGCCAAGGCCCAGATGGACGTCAACGTCCGGTCGATGGGTCAAATGAACTCTATGTATGTCCAGCTTGGTTATCAGGCTCAGGACGTTACGGCATCACTCGCCTCCGGGATTAGCCCGCTGGTGATCCTTGCACAGCAGGGCGGTCAGACTGCGGCTGCACTCGCGGGGATGGGCGGCACTGTGGGACGTGTTGCGGCTTTCATGGCCGGGCCTTGGGGTGCTGCTATCATCGGCTTTACATTGTTCCTCGGCTTGATGATGGGCAAGACGAAGGAAGCTGAAAAGGCTACCCTTGACTTGCTCGACGCTGAGAAGGTTCGCAAGGCAACCCTTGAGGACTTGACCAAAGCCCTGGAAGACTTCAATCGTGAACAAGAACGGGCGAACGTCAACAACCGTGAAGCCCTTGAGCTTGACCGTCAACGCGCAGGAATTGGCCTTGCCGAAGCAGAGCGTCGGCGGAATACCGCAAGCGATGAACTTGCCGCTGCTGAGCGAGCAGAAGAAGCAGCAGCACGAGCACAGCAGACAGCCACAGGTCGAGGGCTTGAGGCTGCGACGGGGGCCTACGCGGCCGCTAACGCTCGACTCCGTCAGGCGCAAGAAACACTCCGTCAAGCAGAGGCGACTTACAGCACCGCTCGACGGGCTCAGCAACAGGTTGAGATACGTAGTGTCCGGGGTGACGCGGAAGCAGCCACTGATCCTCGCGCAGCTATCCGCAATGCCTACGATGACGAGGAGACCCGGCTTCAGCGTATCTATGAGCAGGAAACGAGGAACCTTCACCCCGTTCGGGATCGTACCGCCCTGCTTGCTGCACAGGCTCGACTTCAGCAAGGGTTTGAGGCGGCGATGCGCCGGCGTGAGCAGGCAGAGCGTCGGCTTACTGACCAAGCCCGTGAGACAAACCAAGCTTATGGTGAAGGCGTCCAGGTATTCCGCAGTCGGGGCCAGGCTCTTCAGATGGCCGGCCGTGAGTTGCAAGGTCAAGGCCTTCGGGTGAGCGAGAACCCGCTGTTCGGCGGGATTACCCCCGGTGCCCACAGGAGCGCTCATACCAACGCCATTGATGTCAATGTGGGAACGGGCGTTGTGGAGGCCGACGACCCGGGAACCCGGACTCGGTTTGACGCCCTTGCTCGGTCTTATCAGTCCCGTGGTTACCGAGTGCTGTGGAACGGTCGTATCTACGAGCCCGGCGGTGACGGGCCTGGCCAACTGATCCCTCGTCGAACCGGGAGTGCCGGGGAGCAGCATACCAACCACATGCACATCGAGGCACCCGCCTCCATTGTAGGTAAGCCTACTAACCAGGGCGAGACTTCTCAGGTATTTCAGGAGCAACGGCAGGCTCGGCAAGAAGCTCTTCAAGCCTATGTAGAAGACATCGAGTACCAACAGCAAATTGCAGAGGGAGACTTTGATAGACAGCTGGAACTCCAAGACCAGAAAATTGAAGCACTAAGGTCTTTCTATGGTGATGAGAGCCGAGAGGTTATTCGGGGGAACCGAGAAAGGCTTGCAATCGAGCGTCGCCGGGATCGGGCGCTGTTGGATGAGCAAAGGAGCGCCATTAACCAGCGGCTTGCTTTGGCTCAACAGGAACAGGATGCTCGTAACTCCATCGAGGAGATTGATCGCGGTCAACGAGGGGATAACGTAGACTTTAATTCCCAGAATGGACTTATCAATGAGCAGGAGGCTTTGCTTGAGCGAGGCCGACTGATGGATGAGGAGTATGCGGATAACGTAGCCCATGAGCAGAGGCTTTTTGAGCTTCGTGCTCAAGCGATGCGGGATCAGCTCGCTCTCGCTAACCTGCCTGTGGAACAACGTCAGCAGATACTGTCTCAGCTGGAACAGCTTGAGGCTGAGCATAATGGCCGTATGGCGGTGATGAACCGTCAGTATGTCCGAGACGTAAACACCATGGCCAACCAGTCCGCTGCCCTTCAGGCTCAGAAGTGGCGGGAGGTCGCCTCGACCTTGACACAGTCGATGGGCTCCGCGTTCCAAGGCCTGTGGACTCGGTCGATCTCTTTCCGGGATGCGATGGTTCAGATTGCCGATCAGCTTGTCTACAAGTTTTTCGACATGGGCTTGAAGATGGTCGAAAACTGGATCGTTGCCCAATTTACCAAGAAGGCAGTTACCACGGCGACGACTGCTCAGGAAACTGCGGCGGTTGTTGCCGGGCAAGCTGCTCAGACGGGTGCAACGATCACTGCTCAGACGGTGCAGACGGGTGCAAAGGTCGCGAGTGCAGCTACCGAGACGGGTATCATCGCGGCGACGACCGGAGCGACCGTAGCGGCGGAGGGTATCAAGGCGGGTGCTGCAGTGGCCGGCGCTGCTGCGTCGACCGCGGCTAACGCAACTGCGGGCGTTGCCAACATCACTACGCTGGCGGCCACGTCTGCTGCTGGTGCGTTTAGCTCGACTGTGGTCATCCCGTTCCTCGGTCCGGTCTCTGCGCCCGTTGCGGCTGCAGCTGCCCTTGCCGCGGTGCTCGGGTTCGGGGCTTTGATCTCGGCAAGGGGCGGTCAGGAACGTGTTCCGTATGACGGACAGATCACTGAACTTCACAAAGACGAAATGGTCTTGCCGGCTTGGATTGCCAACCCCTTGCGTTCCAGCATCGGGGGCGGTAGCCTTGCCCCGAAGAACGCTTCGGGGAATATCCTGAGTGCGGCAAGCTCCACCTCAATTACTCGTTCGACCGACTTCGGTGACAGCGGCCGTGGTGAACCGCGGTTGCCACCGATGCACTTCCACGCACCGGGCTCGATGACGCAATCCGAGATGGAACGTCATGCCGGGACGATGGTTAAAGTTATCAAGAATGCAATCCGTAACAGGGAATTGAGTATACCATGAGCTACCTGGTCCCACAACAGCCGCGGACGTTTAACACGACGATCCGCAAGTTCGAGCCCGCGTTTATGGACGTGGACTTTGACATTTCTGCAGTCGCTACAGTCGTGACTACGGGGCCGAACGCATTTACCCTCAAAGGCATTCTCCGGGAGCTCAGCAATCTTGTCGGGCTTTTCTGGCGGTCGAAGGACAAGTGGGGTCACCCGCTTTACAGCTATGAGCAAGACTCCGACTGGAGCAACTGCACTTGGGCTTTTGATCTTACCTATACCAACTGCCCGACTATCAATGACGCCGCCAATGGCGGGCTTAACCGCTTGACCATGACTGTGACAGACCTTTCCGGTAAGCCCTACTTCGTCTACCTCCAGAATTACATGACTGCGGGATCACCCAGCAGCCGGACCGGCTCCTTTAGCCTGCCGTTCCCAAACGTCTTTGCCGGTATTCTCGCAGATGGAGTTATTCCCTGGGACTTTATCGATAATGTCTTTATTGGGTTTGTTCCTCCCGGATACACCCCGGGTTCACAGACGCCGCTTACCCCGGAAGTCGAGTTCGAGGCAGTTTTTACCAACGTCTCTGTCACGGGCACAAACTCGACTGTGGGGTATAATAATGCTGGCTTGCCGGCGCACGATCTCTACATTGCGGATGGCTATGCAGATAGCTACCCGATGACACCGGCGCGGGTAGTTGAACAGATAGTCAACCTAGGCTATCGAGGTCAGGTTGTTTTGTATGTCGGCTTTACTCAATTCCTGTCTTTGACCTGGAACGCCGGGGAGAGTCGGTTCATCATCGATACCGCAAAGCCCACGCTCAACGTCCCCACACAGCAGTGGGTTACCGACTTCTGTGCTCGGCTTGAGGCTAGAGGCGTTGCGGTTATTATATCAGTCTCGTTCGAGTTGCTCAAGGAGTACTGCCCTCTTGCTTGGGCACAGTATGACTGGAAGGGACAGCAGTCCGAGTCCGGGTGGAGTCCGAGCTCAACCTTTGTCTCCCCCTCAAGCGTTGACGGAATGAACTATCTTCGAGACGTAGCAGTCGACTTCGTCGGCCTGAGTGTGGCGGCAGGAGCGACCACGCTTTATCAGGTGGGTGAGCCCTGGTGGTGGGCAGGCGGCTTTCGTGGGGATGGCCCTTGTTTCTACGACACTTATGCTCGGGCAGAATATCTTGCTGATACGGGAAATCCCGTCCCCACACCCTTCCTTAGAACCATCTATGATGACTATAGCTCAACAGCGCAGACAAACTTCTTACTATGGCTTGAGAATAAGTTGGGAGAAGTAACTACTTGGCTCAAGGATGAGGTCAAGGCAGCATATCCCGGTACTCAGTGCACGGTGCTGTTCTATACCCCGACCATTAGTAACCCGCTGGCGCCGATGCTCACGTTGGTCAACTTCCCCCAGGCGCGTTGGTCGTCTCCCGAGTGGGACTTTATCCAGGTAGAAGACTACGAGGTTATCGAGTTCGGTAACTTCGACCTTCAGCGAAGCGACCTCGATGTTCCGATCCGGGACCTTGGCTATACCGCAGCGGACTGCCAATACTTCTCAGGCTTCAACTTGCTCCCGGCTACCACCTTTATCTGGGACAAGATTGACAAGGCGATCTGGCAAGCTCGAGCTCTCAAGGGATACCCTGAGGCGCTTGTCTGGGCACGTCCCCAGGTTTGTCGAGACGGGTGGGTCTACAATCAAGATGACTGGCCAACCTATGCTGCAAGCCAAGCACTCCCGACTTACCCAGTCTTTCCCGTGCTCAGTCAACTCGGGTGGAGCGTCCTGCGGTCGCCGGTGTTCAACACCCTCGTCTCACTCCATGCGTCGGGCAAGGAGATCAGGTCACCTCGAGCAGTGTATCCGCGGTGGGAGTTCACCCTTCGGTATGAGGGGTTGAAGAGCGACGGCGCTCAGTCGTTCCAAGCCCTGCTCAGCTTCTTCCAATCGATGAAGGGCCGAGGCAACCGGTTCGCCTTCACCGATCCCGAGAACAACACGGTTACGGCAGGCTACATCGGAACGGGAGACGGCTTCCGCACAAACTTTACTTTATGCCGATCCGTAGGCCTCAACTACGAGGAGCCCGTCGGGTTCATCAACTCGCTGATGGCGGTTTACGTCAACGGCTCGTTGGTAGGCCCCGGCGACTATCAGCTGTGGTATAACAATGGGATAACCAACAACACCTATCCGCAAGTTCTGTTTGATACCCCGGTTGCCGACGGTGCGGTGGTGACCGCTGATTTCTCTTACTACTTCCTGTGTAGGTTCTACGATGACACGATGACCTTTGAGGAGTTCATGAAGAACTTCCACGAAGCAAGCTCGGTAAAGTTTATTACGGTGAAGCCATGAGTGACCTTGTATTTCCTTCTCTGCCCGGGCTTTCTTGGTCCATCATGCGAACACCGACTTTCGGTGTCCAGCTTCGGACGGCAGACAGCCAACGGGAAGTGACCGAGATCATCATGAACCAGTGCTACTACAGCATTGAGCTTTCTTTCGAGATGCTTCGGCAAGGAGGCAGCTTCACTGAGCTTGACGAGATCGAAGGTCTATTCCTCGCAATGAGGGGCTCGTATGACTACTTCAAGTTTACCGACCCCAACAGCAACACGATCATCAATGGGCAGATCGGGACGGGCAACGGAACTAATACCACCTTCATCATCGGAAGGAATACAGGACCGAGCTATTTTGAGGCCATCGGTTTCATCAATCAGCTTACAGACGTAAAGGTGAACGGGGTAACGGTAAGCCCGAGTACCTATACTTTAAGCTTCCCGAACGTCATCACGTTTAACACGCCGCCGCCGAGCGGCCGTGTGGTTACGGTAACCTGCACCTACTACTACCTTTGTCGGTTCGGTGAAGACCAGCATGAGTATGAGCAATTCATGTACCGGCTTCATCAGCTTAACCAGATCACCCTCAAGACTGTGGATTACTAAGATGCGTTACGCGAACCCGTCCTTGATCGAGCTACTGCGGAGTAACACCCGCATACCCTTCGTGAATTGCTTTACCCTCATCACTCAGTATGGGGCGGACATCAGCGCCCTCGCAGCGATAGCGTTGGGCAATCCCACAGGCGCGACTTACTTCTACACCGATGCGGATACTGACGTGACGGTGGGCAACCGCCTGTATCTGTCGAATGGCTTGATGATCCAGGGACTTCGCTATAAGTTAGTTCGCGGGCTACAGGTCGATGAGCAGACCTTGACTATCTACGCGCCTCCCGGGCTGACTACGCTTGAGGGCATTCCTTTCCTTCAGGCGATTGCTGAGGGTATCCTAGATGGTGCTCGCCTTGAGCGAGATCGAGCCTTCTTCGATCCTGCAACTTGGCCTGCTCGCCCCGGCCTGCCGAATAAGGCTGTGGGATCGATAAATCTGTTCTCGGGAAGGTTGGCTAACGTCGAGGAGGTGGGCCGCACAGCTGCGATGGTCAAGGTCAAGGCGGACATCAGTCTGCTGAGCGTTGACACACCCCGCAACGTCTACCAGGCCAGCTGCCTCAATACACTGTTCGATGATGTATGCAAATTGGACATTAACCTGTTCCGAGTTAATGGCACCGTCACCGGTGCATCGACTCTTCGCACTGTCACCTGGGCCAATACCAGGCCGGTCAATTATTTCGCCCAAGGTGTGTTGCGTTTCACGTCGGGGGCGAACGTCGGTCAATCGCGCCCGGTGCGTTCATCGAGCACCTCAGGCCTCGAGGTGATATTCCCATTCGCTCATTCACCGGCGATTGGTGACTCCTTCGTTGTCACGCCTGGCTGTGACCATACCTATAATGGCACTCAAGGCTGTCCTAAGTTCAAGAATACCCGTAACTTCCGCGGCTTCCCGTTTGTGCCGCCACCAGACTCGGTGATCTAAGATGAGCGCAGTAGAAAGAGCATGGGTCGTCCGCGAAGCAAGAACGTGGATAGGCACACCCTACCACCCGCACGGGAGGATCAAAGGCGGCGGCGTCGATTGCGCGATGCTGCCCGCGGAGGTCTACGAAGCCTGTGGGCTCATCGATCACATTGACTATGGGAAGTATCCGATTAACTGGCACCTTCACCGGAGCGAGGAGAGGTATCTCGAAGTCGTCCTGTCGAAGGCCCGGGAGACTCCCCGCATGGACACGGGAAACTTTGTCCTGTTCAAGTGGGGGCGATGCTTTGCCCATGGCGGGATCATCACTCAATGGCCTCTCATCATCCATGCCCTTAACGGTGTGGGTGTTGTAGAGCAGGACGCAACTAAGGGTCGGTTCACTGGGCGTGAGTTTCGATCCTATACCCTCTGGAAGGACTGAACATGTCTATCTTCATGCCCAAGTCGAAGAATGCAACCAAGCCCCAATACACGGGGCTCCAGGTTCAGACGTCTTCGAACAGCATGCCCATCGCCATCTTGATGGGGACGAACTCGCTCGCGCCCAACTTGATCTGGTATGACAACTTCACCACCATCACGAAGAAAGAAAAGCAGGGAGGGAAAGGCGGATCGGTCACAACCACAACTTACAGCTATACGGCGGACGTCATCCTTGCGCTTTGCCAGGGACCGGTAACCGCGGTTCCTCGGTCATGGATTGACAAGGAAGAAAAGACCGAACTTCCCGGTGAGCTGTTTAACGGGTATGATCCCCAAAACCCTTGGCCCTACCTTGTCACGAGTAACCCGACAAAGGCGCTCAGCTATAATGGGATTGCCTACATCGCTGAGCAAGACTACGCCCTGACTGATGCAGCGGGTGTCCACGTCCACAGCTTCGAGTGCGTCGGCCCGTTAGCGGAGACACTGAGCGACATCGGAAACGATGATGACGCTGACTGTGCCCTGGTGATCGAGCAGCTTTTGACCAACGCTGCCTGGGGGTCTTATTTCCCCGAAGCCTATATCAGTGATTTCTATCTCAAAGGCGGGACGGGCACTACCTCCTACCAATGCTACTGCAAGGCGATGGGTTTTGGCCTGTCGCCGGTTTTGGCGAGTGCGGAGTCTTCGGCTGACGTTATTCAGCGCTGGCTCGACTTCACCAACTCGACCGTGGTATGGTCGGACAACGTCTTGAAGTTCATCCCCTACGCTGAGACGAATGTCACCGGGAATGGTTTTACCTGGGTGGCCAGCACAGCCCCGCTCTACAACCTTGATGATACCGACTATGTTGCCTTGAATGGGGATGACCCGGTCAAGATCAACCGGATCGACGTATCCACTACTGATAACGTCATCCGCCTTGAGATCAAGGATCGGGCGAACCGGTACTCTGTGCTTCCCGTTGAATGCACCGATGAGAGTGCAATCCAGCTCTATGGGAAGCGTGTCGGCAGCACGATAACCGCCAATGAGATTTGCTTGACCGCAATGGCCTCATTGGTGGGCCAGCTAATGCTGCAGCGAAAGCTGTATATCCGAAACCAATACAAGTTCACGCTGAGCTGGGAATACTGTCTGCTTGAGCCCATGGACGTTGTAACTCTAACTGATAGTCGGTTGGGGCTTAACCAACGTCCTGTGCGAATTGTGGAACTCGAAGAAGATGACCAGGGTAACCTGCTCTTTACAGCCGAGGACTTCATCGAGGGTATCGGCCAAGCAACGGCCTATCCCAAGCAAAGCGTGGTAAACAACCCCATTAACACGGGCGTGGCAGCACCAGACGTGAATACCCCGATGATCTATGAGCCGACGTCTCAGCAGACAAACGGCGCAGCACAGATTTGGGTAGCGGCTGCGGGGAGCGGCCCGAACTGGGGCGGTGCTGAGGTTTGGGTGTCCACGGACGATGCAACCTACCAGCAGCTGGGGACTATCGAAGAGCCGGCAACACAGGGGGTCTTGACGGCAAACCTTGCTGACTACACGGGCGCTAACCCCGATGGAGTCAACACCTGCTCGGTCGACCTCACAGAGTCCGGAACACAGATGCTCTCGACCAGCGCTGTGGATGCACAGGCCGGCGTGACCGCGGCTGTTGTGGGAAGTGAGGTGTTTTCTTACGTCTCCGCAAATCTTACGGCGCCTTTCGAGTATGATCTCACTCAGCTGTATAGGGGCCAGTTTGGCACGGAGCCGGGAGCTCACGCTACGGGCGACAAGTATACCCGCCTGGATGACGCCGTGGAGAAGATTAGCTTGCCCAATGCTTATATCGGCCAGACCCTCTACGTCAAGTTCGTATCGTTTAACCAGTTTGGCCTTGGCCTTCAAGACATATCGACCTTGACGCCTTACACCTACACGCCGAAAGGTGTGGTTGCTTCGGGAGTAATCCTGAACAACTTGAGGACCGGCATCCCGGTAAACCTCGGCCAAGTCGCCACGCCCACACAGGGTAACGTCAACCTCGGCTCGCTGCCTATCGTCGGCGCACCGATCAACTTAGGGACAATATAATGGGTACTTCACTTCAACTCATCCATGATACAGATACCAACCTCAACGACTACACTGGGCTCATGGGAGAGGTCACCGTTTCGACCAATGATGGTCGGCCTCGTTCGAGCGCGGGCATTGCTGGCGGCAAAAAGCTTGCGTTCCTTGAGGACTTTGATCCTCAGGATTGGCAGGTTCCTCCCCTCAACCTCGGGTGGATCGGGCTTGGCGGCGCCTGGCGCAATCCGCGGTACCGTATCGACAGCTCAGGACTGGTCACGATTGAAGGGGCAATGCAACACGCTACAGCTTCGACCGATGGTGTGATCTTCACCCTCCTCGCGGGGTATCGCCCGACCGCTGACCTTATCTTCTGTGGTTATTCTGCGGGAGGTCTTTGCCGATGGAATGTCAAGTCTAACGGTAATGTTGAAGTAGCCGCGTCTAACATGTTCTTCACGACCATGTCGGGCATCCAATTCTATATTGATTAGGAGAAGTATCATGATGTTAACTTGGCTTGCCGACGTCTTGCGAGCTGCAGGACTTAATGTTGTCGAGGAGGAGGGCTGGAAGGATCGCGGTCGCGGACCTATGTCCACAGTTCGGGGCGTCATGCTTCACCACACCGCAGGATCGAAGAGGGGCAACTCGCCCAGCCTTCGTCTTGTGAGGGATGGCCGAAGCGATTTGCCCGGGCCCCTGTCCCAGCTGTTCCTTGCGCGGGATGGGACTTTCCACGTTGTCGGCGCTGGTCGATGCAATCACGCTGGCGCGGGGTCCTGGCACGGGGCTTCGGGCAACTCAGCCTTTATCGGCATCGAAGCCGAGAACGCGGGCGATGGGACCGATCCCTGGCCCGATGCCCAGATGGATGCTTACGAGCGAGGCGTAGCTGCTATCCTCCTTCACCTCGGCCTTGATGATGTCATGGCTGTGGGGCACAAGGAATACGCAACTCCCCGAGGTCGTAAGATTGACCCATCCTTCGATATGGTGGAGTTCCGGGAGAACGTCGAGAGGATCATGACAAGCGCCGAGGGTCGTCGCACGGTGACTCCGGTACCGCCTAGCCGAGTCATGCTTCGGAAGGGTGACCGCGGTCAATCCGTTGTCCTTCTTCAGACAAAGCTCGGGATTACTGCGGATGGCCAATTCGGTCCCGGAACCGACCGGGCCGTTCGCGCATTCCAACAATCCAAGGGGCTGACTGCCGACGGCCTTGTGGGTCCTGCAACCTGGAAGGCACTGGGGGTTTAAGATGAAAAAGTGGTTTCCCGAATGGCCGCCCAAGGATTGGCGGTCTTTCATCGCGCTGATTGCTTCAATCGGTGGGGGTGCAGTTGCTTTCATTCTTGCTTGGCGAGTGATGACTCTCATTGGGTCTGCTCGCTGGTATCGAGAAGGCATGAGCGCAGCTCAGCTGTTCGAGATTGTCAAGCTGCAGCTTGCATCGATGGAGACGATGGCCAAAGGTTCTTGGATACTCATGGCCCTCTCAATCCTCGGCCTGTGGTTCGTTCTCGGGCGTCGGTCGATCACGATCCAGGGACCGGGCGGTACCAAGATCGAAGCGGGTGGCGGGTCTGATGATACTCACCCGAGCGTGACTACGGTCACCTCGACTACCGTCAAGCCAGGAACCCCTGGCGACGAGACGAAGTAAGACGGTATCCGCCCGCCGGGCGGGTGGTTGGTCCCGGGCTGTACTGTCCCTCCGGTCCGGGGCCAACCTCATAATCATAAGTCTTGAGCACTCGCTCGACTTCTATCGATAGCTCCAAAGCATCCTCATGTCTGTGAAGCTCTGCCTGCAGTCGACCCTTCTCCTTTGACAAGGACAATCCCACAGGGTCGAAGTCCGCTCTCGGCTTGAAACGGTCGACCATGCGCTGGCACCGCTCCAGCTTTCGCTGAGTCCTGAACAGCTGGTTCTTGATCTCGACCCGAGCGGCAATCATGGTAGCGAGTATCTTGTCTCGAATGTTCTCGAAGACCGGATCATCGCTCGAGCCGTCAGGACGCTGCGCTTCGATTACCGAGTGCATGGTCGTCTCAATGAACGCCTGGACGCGCTGAGGCGTTGCCTTGAACTCGTCTGTCCTTCCTGTAGCGTCGTAGCGCTTGCGTCGATCTGAGTCCCTCAGTACATCATAAGCAGCCTGTAGCTCATGGAACTGATCGGTGTCACCTGTTGGCTTGTCGGGATGGTGCAACGCAGATAGCCGACGATAGGCAGCTTTAATCTGCTTATTGCCGGCCTTCTGGTCCACGCCCAAGACGTGGTAGGGGTTCATTGCGGGTTGGCCTCTTTCTGTG